CTACGAGTAGGTCATGTTACTAGGGGTTAACAATTGATCCCCACCCGAATCTAATTATATAAGAATAGTGTGTTTACAAGATACTGACCATCTTGTTAAAACACCAAAACCAATAAAAAATAAAAGATGAGACATTTTTTTTGTCCAAAAAAAATATAAAAATAAAAATAAAATTATTTGGAGGAAGGTTTGGTATACGTATTTTGAATTCGTTAAGAGATTGTGCTATTCCAACCATGTACGGGGGTTTATGCCTGGACCTTCAGCGTTAACTTATTGTTAACACATGTCTTAGTGGCGGCGCGAGAGCGTGTTCTGCGCAAGATCCTTGTCTTTTACCGGGTCTCTGTTTTTGACGATTCAGAGGATGATGTTTAACTAATTTGTATTATACAAATTGGGAGCGTACGTAATAGAACAATAAGGCGAGAACGAATTAAAAATATTAGATACTAGGAGACTAACAATACGTGAATTGGACTCTGTCTTTTTGAAGGGAAAACGCAATGTGACGCCTGAAAATTGATGAGAGGTTTAATTGAATGGCCCTAGACTGTACTAGCTGGATGTATAGACTTCCCATTCTCCCGGCTGGTTAGGGTCGGTTTGTACATTTACGTGCCAGCGTGACTCAGCACGACTCTGACACAATTAACCAGGCAATTCACTATTTTACGTAGTCTACTTAAGTAGGCCAGGAGTAACCGTGATACTCCCTACTAGGCAAAAAGAAGCCGCGATTTTAAGATGTCTCTGTTCGATTATTTTTTTAAAATGAGCAATGCAGGCGAAGTGCATTATGTCGAGAGTGTTGGCGAAGAGCACTATATAGAACGTTATACGGAGCGAGTAAATGTTTTTATTATTAATTTAGGAGCTTGGGTATATGATATTCATCATGAAAGTAGCATTATATGTGAGGATGATGAGGAGGTTCATGATGTAATAGAATATCCGGAAAGAGTTCCTATGTTAGGTAGGGCATTTAGAAATATGGAGATAGTTAAGTTGAACTTTGAAAATACCAGTTATTTTCCAAGTTTAATTGTAAATGATGACAACGGGAGAAGTATTGTTCAAGCTGTTAGGAATTTAAATGATACTAGTTATAATTATCTGTTCGAGCAAGATAAAGAAGATGAAAGTTTTACTAATTTAGTACTACGAATTTCTGTAGGAAATACGTTTGAATATTACAGTAATAATTCTGATACTAGAGGATTTAAATGTTGGAAATTTTTATCTAATTTATTTTATGATGATTATAGACCAGGAGATTCACAAGCTAATATGATACTTCAAATAAAAAGATGGCATGATAGAGGAAAGCTTCATGTCTATTTTGAGACTCCTCCTGAAGAAAGGCCTAATAAGCATGAAGTTCGAATTAATATTCCTATGGGTTGTTTTTCTATTAAAATTCTTCAAGATTATGAATTTATAAAAATTTGTCCTGTACCTACATTAGACTATTTTTATAATTTCTTTATTAATAATCCCAATACTGTTATTCAATATCAATCTGGAATTGAAGAAGAATTTCTTGATTCAAAGGAATATGCCCGTAAGAAGTATTCGAGTAATAAAGATCATGTTAAATTAGCTGCCGAGAAAATTGAAAGGAAAATTAGAACTATGGAAAATAATGTTGGATCAAAAAGGAAGAAGAAACGGAAGAATTTAATGAAGAAAGCTAAACACCTTCATCACCAATCAGGCGCTATACAAGCTATGTATGATGCTATCCCCAACTCTTTTGAAACAGGTATAGATTATAAGAAATTTCTAATGATACTTGAGAAATTTGTATTTATGTATATTGCAAAGTGTTCTGATAAGAAAGTGTTTTCGCTGCTTTCAACTATACTGTTGTTTTTTAATCAGTCAATAAGTATGGAAGCAATTAGCAGACTTGAATCCTTATTTTCTAATTTTTCAGTATTCCCTATTTTGAATATGTCGTTAGCAAATTTTAAAGAATTTTTATCAAACCTATCTTTAAATTGGAATACATTAAGGAATAATTCTTATGCAACTTCTTTCTTTTCCATAATAGCTAGTATCTGTTCAGTAATACTATGTCCTACACTTGCTACTGTAATTTCTACAGATACAATATTGGCAATAGGTAAGTATATAGCAAGTATTAAAGAAACTAATTTAATTAGTACTGTTATTGATGCAATGTTATACATATCCAATGGAGTTTCAAAATTTATTACTACAGGATCTCTAGAAGGTTTTCTGTTTACGCAGGATGATTTTTCACAACTCATGCAAGAAGTAGAAGAACTTAAGATAATGCATCAAAAATTTAAATTAGGAACTTTAGGTAGAGATCTAACAATACCAGTTCCCTCTTTGCATTTTGCAGCTGAAACTAGTCGATATACTTGGAAATTGGATCATTGTTTAGAACGGATTGGATCATTATTAAAATCTGCTAATAATAAACAGAAAAAAGATTTGCATGCTTATAGAGTACAGTTATCAAATATGAAAGATGAGCTCGAATTACGATTGGACAGTACTAGTACTCGAATTTGTCCATATGGATTCTTGCTGTCATCTGAGTCTGGTATTAATAAATCACATTTGTGTAAAATATTTGCCCATACTATCGCTAAAGCTAACAATATTCCTACTGGCGGTGCCCACGAATATGTAAAGAATTTGCTTGATTCTTTTGATTCTGGAAAAACTAATGCTGAAACAATCAGGTATTATGATGACGTAGCCAATGCTATTCAAGCTCAAGGAGACCCATCTTCCAATTTCGGAGGTTCCTATCTGCGAGTTCATAATAATACTAAGTCTAGCTCAGTAATGCCCGGGTTAGATGAAAAAGGAAAAATTTTTGAAACGGCACTGGTAGTATCAGTGAATACCAATACTTGTTATCTAGATCTATCTGCTTTAAATAACTATCCTACTTCCCAGTTGAGAAGATTTGAAGCACATATATATGGAAAGGTTAGAAATGAATTTCGCAAGACTCCAGGACCTAATATAGATTATAATAAAGTTCCAGATGAGGAGAAGGATTCTATAGCACCAGATCTTTGGTCGTTCGATGTGTGTATTTGTGAACTACGAGAGAATACTTATGGTACTTCTCGACGGGGTCCCAAGTTAGATTTTAATGCTACGGCCGTGGAACCTCGTGACGCTCAGTGGAGACATCGATATGTTATGAAAGATGCTCCTCTTAGAGTTGTTCTTCAGTGGTTACGAGATGACTCTCAGCAATATTTTAATCTACAACAACACGTCTTGACGGTCGATGGAAAGTTATATGAAGAGAATTCTTGGTGTGATAAGTGTAAATTACCCTCAAATATATGTGTTTGCAACTCCGATCCACATGGAGATGAATTGTTACAATACAAAGAGGATGCTCTTCAATATAATACACACCACCAGGGAGGATCTGACTATTTGGGATTCGCAGATGAGGATACTAGTATTAATGCCATGATAGGTTTTATAGATAAAGTTAAAGATATGCGAACTGTTGATGTCGCGGATAGTATATTGAAAATAAATAGGGTTATGATGAAGTCTAAAGACTGTTTTTTGGAAGCCTATAAATTGTTGGAGAGTTATATTGGGCAATTTATGGCGGCCGCATTGGCCCGATTATGTGAAATTATGGCAAAGCGAGGTACGTTATTGTTAGATTGTTTACCCAGCATGATACCTTCTAGTATAGAAGGAAGCCCATTATCTGTAGAAATTTACAAGTTGTATCCTACCGTAAGAATTGCCGCTTTATGTGATGATGTGTATAATAGATGTTCTAAATGGTTTCATCACTCAAGTCAGGCGATTAGATATGTAATAGGTAAGATATTAGATCCGTTTAAGTATTTGTTGGGTTTTAGAAATGAAGATGTTGTAATGAATGCTTTTTCCGTTAACATTGCTATATTAGCTATGCTGATAGGTTATGAACGCCACCCCATTGAAAGGAATTGGAGAGATTTTTTCCGACGTACTACTGGAAGATACGTTCTGTTACCTTTGATAGTTAAATTTTACTTATGGATGGCACTGTTCCAAGTTTTGTGCTTCTATACGTATTTCTTTTGTTTTAGAAAATTTAACTTTCAGTTTCGTGAATATAAACCCACTTATCCTTTTAGTCGTACGTATTCTAGTTTTCTTTTGAAATATTGTACAAGTGAGGGATATATTTGTTTTAATCCTCTAACTGCCTTAAAACTGTACTTTACATCTAATAGGACGAACTATTATCAAGAATCAATAGTTGAATTAGGTAAAAGTTTTGGTAGTTTTAAAGATGAGAATACTATACCTTTTAGAGATGAATACGGTAAGGAAGCATTAACGATGCTAGTAACAGGTGGAATAGCTCCCTTAATATACAAAATATGTTCGGAGAATTATGTACGATTGCAAGGTGGGCTAGATATTTCTCGAGAAAGAATGGAACAGTTCGATAAAGAGTCATTATCTAAACCTGGGCCATGGTTTAAACATAGAGTACAAGTTATTTTAGATCCTGCTCCTGTTGAACCTAAGGTAGCTTTTGAAGAATTAGCAATGAATATTGGAAAAAATACAATATATATAGTAGATCCTAAGACTAAAAAGTGTTGTAATGGTCTATTAACTTCTACTGAGTTCTTCCTCATGCCTGGCCATATATGTAATGAATTATTAGAGAAAGGTAATACAGCAATACATTTCTGTAGAAAGGAGAGGCATAGTATTGATGGAAAACCAATTCCTGGAAACGCAGTAATATCAAATGTTCCGATTACTAAACTAAATACTACGGAAATTCCTGGTAAAGATACTGTATTGGTGAGAACTGTACGTACTGGTTCTGTAACTTCTATTATAAAGTATTTTCCAGATACCCATGTTTATAATATTCCTAACGGAATGATGTTTTATAGAGATAAGCATGGAGTTTTAAAGAATATACCTACTAAGGATATGCAGTATAGTAAAACGGCATATACTACCCCTGCTCAAACATATGAAGGGTACAATTATACATGTGATAATTTCGATGGTTTGTGTGGGAGTCCTATTATTGACGTTACCAGGAAACATTCTTTCATTGTAGGTTTTCATAATGCAGGTGATGAACAAAGTAAAGTATCTGGAGCGCAATATATAACGAAGTATGAATTGGAAAAAGCTATGGAACGAGTAGGGTTAGTGCCCCACCAAGGGGGGTTTAATATGGACAATATTGATATGGACATATTTGATGACTCTTTACATGTTAATAGTCCATTATTATCTATTCCGAAGGAAATTGGTATGATTTCTGTATTAGGTTCTACAAATAACAGGTCAACTCCTAAGAATAAGATACAAAAAACGTTAATTTGTGACAGGCTAAAGGAGAAGTTGAAGCACAAGTTTGGCTGGGAAGCGCCTCCTTTAATGGGGCCTAAGGGTGATGATAAGAGATACCCGTTACGTAGATTTTTGGATATTTTTTCTGAGAAGGAGGATAACATAGATATGGTGGCACTGCAATGGGCCAAAAGTGATTATTTATGTCCTCTTATGAAAAATATTATGAAAGCAATTGATCGTTGGAGGGATGAATTGTATGTATTAAATATAGAACAAAATATACAAGGAGTTGAAGGTAAGAAGTTTTTAAATGGACTAAATATGTCAACTTCTGCTGGTAAAGTAGGCTTTACTGGTAAGAAGTCAGACCATGGATGGCAAGATGCTGATGGTAGATGGCATCTGAAGGACTATATTGTCTCAGAATTTTATAAGAGGGACAATATGTGGAGGAAAGGACAACGAACTTTTGAAGTTTCGTTTATGATACCTAAAGTAGAGCCTACCGCTCTTAGAAAAGTCCAAAAAGGAAAATGCAGAGTGTTTTTCGCTTGCGGTATCGTCACCCAAATGCTCATTAGGAAGTATGCACTAACTACTATTCGTACTTTCTGCATTATGACTTCTACTACAGAAGTTGCAGTAGGTATTGACCCTCATAGTAGGAGGTGGCATGAGACCTTTAAATGGTTTAATACGTTTAAAGGCTCAAATTATGTTGGTTTTGATTTCCCTAGCTTTGATATTTGTGTTAGTCCAGAAGTGATGGAGGTTGCTTTGGACATTATTTTTACGCCGATATTAACTATTGCGAAATTAGATGAGGGTGACAAAAATGCTATAGCAGTGTTAAAGTTGGAAATTTTACACGCCGTTATTGACATGAATGGAGACTTGACTATAATTACTTCGATTATCACTTCTGGTAATAATTTAACATCCTTAATTGGATGTGTAGTAAATAGTCTCTATATGCGTACAGCTTTCTATGTTATTTTTAAGGGACAACCTGACGTGCTGACAAAAGGGTTTCAATATGGAGTTTTATTATTAACTTTTGGTGATGATTCTATAGGAAAAGTTAAAGATAATAATATATATAGAAAGTATAATGTAGATGCAGTTATACGGGCGTTAAATAAAATGGGTGTTAAAGTTTCTAACTGTCATAAGGATTCCAGGAGAATTATTTTTTACGGCATAGCAGATTTATGTTTTTTAAAAAGATACTTCGTGTTTATTTCTGATTTTGGAGTATATGTTGCTCCTTTAGAAATAGAAAGTATAATTAAACAATTATCTGTAATGTTACCACCTAGTAGTGATGGATGTAATGTACGATCCATCACAGCTAGTAACATTGATGGAGCTTTGTACGAGCTTAAGTTCCATGGACGAGCTGTATATAATAAATACAATAAAGTGTTAAATGAACTAGCTGGAGAGTGTGGTTTAACACATTATTGTAGGTTACTTGGGAAATCTTATGATGATATGGTATCTGATTGGAAAATTAGATACAAGGCTGATGAAGATCAGCCACCTCAGGGTTTTATGTCATTTTTATATAATACGCTATGTAATACTTTTACTTATTGTAATGATTATATTGCATATAATAAAGATGATAGTCAGGTTGGAGCTTCCGTCAATTTTGTTCCACCTGTCTTACCCGCCTTGACGGAATAAGTTACTGTCTTTGGTTACCAGTCATAAAATGTTTTAGCTCTGAATAGGCGTTTAGATCAGGCTTAGCAGTAATTACAATTATATTTAGAGAAAAATGATCGTAGTCGATCCAAAATACAACAGAAAATAAAATTATAAACGACAGTAACCCCCAGTTCGTTAATGGGGTAGACCCGGATAGGTCGAATATTAAAATTAATATAAACAGTGAGGGCGTCGGCGAGGGGCGTCATATATATTTAAGACTTCAATCAGGGATTGAGAGGAAACCCGTTGTGGACTTTGTAGGAGAAGTAGAAGAGCCAGGTGTTAGTGCTGCAGATACTCCAGATGACAGAGTTCACAATCCTATGGTAGACTTGAATAATTTTTTAGGAAGGCCTGTTAAGATATTTGAGAAAGAATGGGCTTCTTCTACGGTCTTTTCAGATGAAATAGACCCGTGGAAAGAATTGTTCGATAATCCCCGTATTTCAAATAGGTTAAATAATTATAGATTGTTCAAAGGAAAGTGTCATGTTAAGTTTTTAATAAATGGTAATGGTTTTTTTTATGGTAGATTAATGTGTAGTTATCATCCCAAGTTTATATATGATTCTTTCACTGGTGCTACGGCATTGATTGATGAAGATTTCGTTCAATTGTCTCAGATGCCCACTATATATTTAGATCCTACTACATCAATGGGAGGAACATTAGAATTACCATTCTTTTGTGAAACTGATTATGTGGATTTGGACGACGCCACCAGTACAGATCTTGGGAGAATATGGCTAAGGGAATTAGTAGAGTTACGACATGCTAATAATCCAAGTATTACAGTTCCTCAAGTGTCTATTACTGTTTATGCTTGGTTCTCTGATGTTGAACTACAAGCTCCTACTCATGAAAATGCTCCCTTCTTAACTGCACAAAGTGGTAGGGAGGATGAAACTGAGACTAAACCTGTTAGTCAGATGGCTACTAAGGTGGCAGATGCTGCTTCTTTATGTGCTAATGCACCAGTAATTGGCAAATATGCATCAGCAGTGGAAACAGGTGCTAGAATGGTCTCGTCTGTAGCATCTTCTATGGGCTATTGTGAGCCTACGAATGTTAAGGAACCATGCAAGATAGTTACGAGATTTAGTTCTAATTGTTCTACAGTTAATACGTCTGATAACTCTGAAAAGCTTACTACTGATGTTAAACAAGAAATTACGGTTGATCCTACTACTTGTGGTTTGCCCGCTGTTGATCAGATGTCGTTTGCTTACATAGCTTCACGATGGTCTTATTTTACTAAGTTTACTTGGGCCCGTTCTGATGCTCCTGATAAGTTTCTTTGGAACTGTAGAGTATCACCTAATGCTTATGGATACAATGCTACTGGAAACTGTATAGTACCTACTTCAGTATGCGGTTTAGGTATACCTTTCGGATTTTGGACAGGCTCTTTAGTCTATAAATTTGTAATAGTATCTTCTAATTTTCACAGGGGTAGATTAGCTATTCAATATGATCCACATAGTTCACAGAATACGCTGTTAGACCCTAGAGAAGATAATATAGCATTTACGAAAATTATAGATATATCCGAAACTCGAGAATTTGAAATAACAATTAATAACCATAACCCATACGGGTACTTACCGCTAGAAAAGAATTTATTTACTCCAATGCAAGCATCTTCTAGTACTATTTATACTAGTACTTTAGCAGAGTATAATGGTACATTATCAGTATATGTCCAGAATGTGTTAACGTCTCCTAACCCAGACGCAGCACTATCTGCAGACATAGAAATTATGATGTTTATTAAAGGAGGTGATGATTTGTCCTTTAGTAGGGTTGATTCACTATATTCACATCTTCAACTTAAACCACAGAGTGGTACTGAAGTTGCAGATTCTATGAATGTAGCAGCTCCAATGCAACCTACTAGGGATGTAGTTGGTAATAATATCCCTGCATACAATAACCAAATGTATATGGGTGAATCTATTACTAGTTTTAGAACTCTAGCAAAGCGGTTTTCAGCTTATAGAAATGAAAGAACTGATACCACTAGTACTTCTACGTTGAACTTTAAACTTACTCATCCTATGTATCCCTTACACAGAGGAAAAATGTCTGTTGCGGTAGATACAGCTACTCCAAATACTAATTACGTTCTAACCACTTTAATGGATTACGTATCATGGGCTTATCAAGGAGTTAGAGGTTCTTGCAGATGGAAAATTATGGCATTGGCATCTGACACTGGTAGTTATGGTATAGTGTCTAGGTTGCCGTTGTCTACTTATAGTTCCAGTACTGGCACTTCAAGTATTACCACACAGGGCTTTGCTACAAATCAAAATTTTAGTCATTTAAATAATGCTTTCTTATTACATGACTTTAATAATAATGCTGTTACAGAGTTTGAGATACCATTCTATAGTGAAAAGAAATTTATACCTGGAAAAGTACAAAATTGGAATACTATTACCGGAATAGAAGGATTTGGAATAAACTATTTTAACCAGAGCTTTGGTGGAGTTGGTAATAGTAGAGTAGTCAATTTGTTTTTGTTTCCGGCAGGAGGCGAAGATTATGACTGTCTTTTCTACGTGGGATGGCCTAGAATTTATTATAGTACAACGCTTTAAAAACTAACACGAACAAAGGAG